TTTGCATATCACGCGAGACTGGCGGCCTATTTTCGGGGTTAGAACCATCCCTGATATAGTCATCTAAACCTACCAATCCATTTCGCCTTAGCGCAGCATTCAATTCATTCCACACTATAGGCCATGCCGGGTTGCTAGAGTAATACTTATTCCGTTCAATAATGCCAAAACCCGGAGTCTGACGGCGTATACTGCCCCATTCATGTTCTGGGACGAGGATGTTCTTCAAACTGTTAACGATTTGAGGAATAGCCGTGATCGAATCACCTACTCTAACAAATTCCTGTCCGAGGAAGGTGACTATCTCCTCCTCTTCTACCTTAAGACCTACCTTCATAAGTGTTTTTAGGAACGTGTCTTTGACATCCTTGGATGAAAACGCGAGCACAGTATCATCGCCGCAGTTAATACACTTAATCCCGGGAAGTTGGTTACCCAAGAATGCGAGGAGGTGCTCCTCATTAAAATCAAGAGGGATCTGACCTATTTCAACCAGGGTGGAGAAAAGTACTGCAGTGAATGCGGCTTTATCTTCGGGGGATACTCCGGCATAGCCACTGGGCATACCATAGTCATGAAGAAGATGAGCCTCTTTAATCTTCCTGGGATCGTATGTCCACGCCCAGTCGGTGTAGGGGGCGTAGTCCTGGATGCACAAAATAGGACTGTGAATGCAACGAGTGAGATGATCAGTCCATCTTTTGGAGCATCCTGCCTTAGAATATCCAGTACGGATACTATTAAGTACATCATAATGAAGATGTCTATCCAGTTCGGTAACATCAACCTTCAATACATGAGGATGTGTGACAAGTTGTAACTTCGCCACATTTTCAGACCCCTCATGATTCTTCCATATAGCCCCGCCGAATTCCGGCTTAAACATACCCCTCTGGATCGCCTTGTAGAAGAATATGTTAGGTAGGTTAACAGTCTGGCTGAGGGCGACTACCTGGCGCGATCGCGGCGCCTGAAAATAGGGAAATTGTCTGAACTTCCGATCAGTCAGTCTCTTGTAGCTGATCCTTTTAATGCCCATATAATCGAATACTTCCCTATTTTTGTGTTCAAATCCTACGATCTTCCCATTACGTATAGTGAGTTGTCTGAACCTATCGGGCTGATTTCGGAACTTAACAGTACCAGCATACACTATGGCCAGTGGAAGTTGAAGTAGACCCTCATATCCACTCTTATCATATGTAAACAGAATGGAATCACCATGATTCATCCAAAAGTCAGCCAATGCTTTCTTGTATGTAAGTGATGAGGTCCATAATGGTTGTGATGTGGAGCTGGTTCTTTTAATAGCCGTGGGTCCTGACTCTCTATTCTTATACATAAGGAAGCCCATCATAGTTAACGTTTTACGAAGGGTTGGCTTAAGATCCCACTTCGTAGACGTTGCAATTCCCCCGCGATGAGACGGCCAATACCCCGGTACAGTTAAACAGGGGGACCAATCTTGATCAGGAAATATGTCAGACAGCCGTATGACTAACTCCTCTGCGATTCTACAGAAAAGTTCGTCATTTATCAGCCCTGGAAAGATCCTGAATCTGGGATTCCCGGTATTAGGATGTTTAACCAACCGTTCCTTGATCACTTTATCAAACGCGGAGGTACACTTAACGTTCAATTGACGGTCGCCTCCAAAGCATGTGTCACAAGCCGTGAGCTTATCGTCTTTTGTACGTCCGACATCGAAGTGGATGCGATTTGCACGGATAATGACGCGAGGTATTGAGTAGGTGAATGGTTGTTCATCTTACTCAGGCCTTTGTCCAATCGGTTAATATCCGGTAACTCTATCACTTCGAACGGATCCACACCGTCGCGGAAAACCGAATTCTCATCCCAGAGAAAATCTTTTGCAAAATCGGTGCATACAGGGTCACCAGGAAGAGTAACGATTGAGCCATGTAGGTGGGGATAGAAGGCGGCAATGTCGCTACATAACTTTTCATCGCCGGCTGGGGGAGCGGCAAATGCAAAAACCGCAATTTCATGATCTTCTAGAACAGCCGGTTTCACTGTGTTAGCGTATAGCTCAGCAATTCGTTTACCGAGGATTATGGCACATGCTCCACCCTGAGAAGTACCTGTTACGCATATATATTTGTGATTACTTAGGAGATGCGCTCTATTAGTCATTATATCATTCATGATATTATCAGCAAGCCTAGCGAAACCAGTAACCTCGCCATTCTTTCTCTTCCAGAACATGAAGTTATAAAGCCATGCCTTAAACTTTGACTTCAGGTCCTCGCCCCCTGTACCCCTGATCGCAATCCACAACATATCTCGTTCCGGATCCGACACTAAAAGGTACCTTTGTTTAGTACCGTCAAGCTCTCTCTTCTCAACGTCCTTTGATCTAAAGAAGAGTATTGAGACGATAGAGGCACATAATTTATTGTAGACAAGAGCAGCGAGTACGGCGGCAATTACAAGATTATCGGCTCTGAAATAATCAGTTACATCATGAGCCAACCTTTTAACGAGTTTAATTAACGGAGAATTTTCACTCATAAGATCGTTTTCTTCGGTTTTACTTCTGATAGAATCATTATCCTTCATAATGAAAGCCCTTTCATCTAGTTTCATGATAAATGTTCCTTAATTCGACTTTTAAACCTAACGGTCCTGGTCAGATACTACTTACGGAAGCAAATCCCAACCTCAAGGTACTATAGTCATCAGAGCGCATCGTGATGGGCATGATGATTGAACCCCTGATAACCTCCATTTGAGCGTGGAATAGTAGACCCGCATCGTCTTGGTCAGTATAAACCTCACATCCTGTTGCTCTGTAGCGATTCACTAGTTCTTCGATTTTCGAATAAACGCGTTGGATTGTTTTCAACCGTACATCTGGGAATCGATTGACTGTAAATACAGCAATTGGATTTAAGAATACGGCAGTCATGAGCGTATGGCCATCTACACATACACCTGCTGGAGTATTATCGGCTCCTCGCCCTAAAGTACTTTTAACTGTCGCTGTCCGTGACATGATCGTCTCCTTAAATTGAATGTTTGATTATTATATACGATGAACATCGTATATTAGTAACTAGGGTTTGCCCTACGTCAGTTAAGACGACTACTCAAATATCCCTTTCTTGTTTAAAGTGAATTGATTTGGTTGATTGAATGCGGCCAACACTAAGCGTGTTGGTTGCGTAAGAGGCTGATCGCCTCTAGACCTCCTTAAGACTAATGCTGAACGCACGCGTCTTACCGCAGAGGAAGAAAAATCCACGTCTACGTACCCTAAGCGGATACGCATCATTGGTCCCTGTGCGAGAC